AAAATAAAACAAACCAACAAGACTCAATACAACACAACCCAGCAGCTTTCAAACTCTCTTCTTTGCTTTCAAGCAAGTTTTTGATTCCTCTTTGGACTCACAACCAGTTTCAAAGCATTCTTCTCCACTCAACGCATTCACAACTGAAAGAGATGGCCTCATTCACGGTCGGATCGATCCTTGTGAACACCGCAAGCGTCCTGAAAGAAAGCTTTGCACAGAAAGTGCTCACGACACCTCCAGTGTTGGTAGCACAGCCTGTGCAGAGGAGCTTTGGTGCGGCACGGATGTGTGCACGCAAAGCAATCGCAGATGATGAAGAGAAGGTGGCCAAAGCCTTCTCAGCTCTGGAAGCACGGTGTGCTGCCAGGGTCTCAAGGATGGGAACCATCCGCGTGAAGGTCACGCGGTCTGGAACCTCGCGGGCGCAGCCACTCCCAAAAAGGGAGCAGGCACGTCTTAGGAAGGCTGAACGTAAGGCACGCTTGGATCGTGAAGAGTTTCTTAAAGGAAGCCCCACTGTCATTGATCACATCAGTATAGCTGGTGGCGCGCAGCCTTCACAGGACATGGTGGAGCCAATGTCCACACGAAAGGCACCATGGCATTCAGTGAGCAAGAAAGCTCGAAAAGTAATCCCGCACTCCCCAACACTGAATGAAACTGGGCTTGCATCATTGATGCGAGCCATCGCAAAGATTGGGGCCAAGAATTCCATGAAAGTTGAAATCGTGGATGAGCGAAGAGTGCAAGCACGCTACATAAAGCGTGATGCAGGGTCATACCTGCAAGTGCGCGTCGCGCACCATGAGGGCCTAAGGCGTAGGCGTGACTTGAAACTCTCTGCATTTGCAGACCAGTGCTTAACACAACTTGCCAGCACCACCCACGGGACGAAGTACCACCACGTAACCCAGATTAAAGCGGGTGACAGTGGGATCGTTCTGTTAGCACGCAGACTCTCTGGGTGGCACAGCGGTAGTTGTAGTCAAATTTTTGTCGTGCGTGGGAATCATGAAGGCAAGTTATATGAGGCACGGCGCAAGGTGACTTTAACTATGACACACAGGATGATCCACTACTCGGGCCCAGGCGATAAATTCTGGGCAGGATTTAACTCCCAATTCCTCAGGATCAAACCCAAGGAAATACCACACACTTGCACATCAAACTTCAACGTCTTCGAGTGTGGGCAGGTCGCGGCTCTTATGTGCCAAGCTCTGTATCCATGTGGGAGAATTACATGTCAACAGTGTGCGTCCGAGTATCTGGAGCTGACGAAAGTTGAACTCGGGGAAAAGCTCAGCGATGGTTTGTATAGAACAAGTTCGCAAATTCGTGAAAACCACCAAGAGTTCGCCCATGTGGCACACATACTCAACGTAATAGCTGATCTTCTGAGCCTCAAGAACAACAACATGGAGGCGTTCACAGAAGTCCACAAACTCATAGGTGAGCAAACACAGTCACCATTCACACACCTCAATCGCTTGAACTCGATACTGATCAAAGGCAGCGATATGAGCAGCAATGAGCTGTATGAATGTTCAGATTGCATTCGTGAGCTAGCGCGATTCCAGAAGAACAGGACAGATAACATCAAGAAACTGGACGTTAGCGTGTTTCGGAATAAAGCATCCTCCAAGTCATACTTCAACCTGGACTTGATGTGTGACAACCAACTTGACAAGAACGGAAACTTCGAATGGGGCCAGCGAGGCTATCATGCCAAACGGTTCTTATCGAATTATTTTGAGGTTGTCAACACACAGAATGCCTACCGAGAGCACACATTGAGGAAGCATCCGAATGGCACGCGAGAGCTCGCAATTGGGAAATTTATAGTGTCAACAAACTTTGAAGTGTTTCGCAAGAGCATGGAAGGGAAGCGCATACCACAAATGCCTGTTACTGAGGCTTGCCTGAGTCAGCGTGGAGAGCGTTTCATTTGCCAGTGCTGCTGTGTAACAAATGAAGATGGCACTCCACTTGAGTCGACATTCAAAATGCCAACGAAGAACACACTCGTGCTTGGGAACACGGGTGATGAGAAATTTGTCGACATGCCCACCGACACGGATGAGAAGATGTATATAGCTCGAGAGGGCTACTGCTACATCAACATATTTTTCGCCATGCTAATAAACGTTCGTGAAAGTCAAGCAAAGGCATTCACGAAGATGGTGCGAGACCGCCTCGTACCCGAGCTTGGAACATGGCCAACCATGATCGATGTGGCAACAGCATGCCACACATTGACTGTCTTCTTCCCAGACACACTGAGCGCAGAACTCCCGCGAATTCTCGTGGACCACAACACTAAGACGATGCATGTGATTGACTCATACGGATCTGTTAGCACTGGCTACCACCAGTTAAAGGCTAACACAGTGAGTCAGCTAGTCCTCTTTGCTAGTGACACGCTGAAGTCAGAAATGAAGCACTACCAGGTCGGCGGGAAGAAGTTCACCGTCGAATACGAAGCAGTTAAGCTACTAATAAAGGCTATATATAGGCCTAAGCTTATGTGGACACTGATGGAGGATGAGCCCTACCTGATTTGTCTCGCAATGTGCTCTCCAGGAGTGCTTATTGCTCTGTTCAACAGTGGATCCCTCGAAACCGCAATTAACTACTGGGTTGCGCGGCACAAAGACACTGCACAAATTTTTGCGCTACTCACTGTACTCGCCACAAAAGTGTCAGTCGCTCACACACTCACAGAGCAACTGGCACTATTGAGCGATCATGCGACAGATGTGCTCAGGATCATGGATAGAACGTTTGCCACGCAGCACTCTGTTTCACTAGTGCATACGTTCTTGATGCAACTGGAGGAGAAGCGACACACGGATGTCTCACTCGTGGGCTCAGGTTTCTCCAATTTGTGTGCAACAACGCATGAGCTTATGGAAAAAAATTATCTGGCGGAGTTGGATGCGTCCTGGCGAGATCTAAGTTTGTTGGAAAAGTGCTCACAAATGCGTTGGTCATTTCAATCACCACAGCAGTTTTCAAACGAATTGCACCCCAGCGCGTCAACCGATTTGAACGGTCGGTACAACACATCTGTGCGTGCGCTTTCCACAAGATATATGAATAACCTACGTAAGAGTGTATGTACAAAGTATCATAATATGAAAATACGAACGCATCAGTTTATAGGTAGACAAGTGTGTAATTCAATAATGGGACCGAGTGGGTTCTTCCCGGATTTAGCACGATGCGTGCATATATTAGCGATATTTAGTATAATGTTAAATATTATTCGCACTATTAACATATATACTAGTGAGTACATACGCCTGAAGAACTGCGAACTCTCGCAGATTGAAGAGAAACGCTGGAATAAATTACTCCATACATTTGATATGATGGAGAAGATAGATGGACAGAAACCTACGCTAATTGAATTCACTAAGCACCTTAAACAATGGGATCCAGAGTTGTACTCTGAGTTTCATAGCATATTACAGGATGAGGAAGAGGATACTGAGGAGGTGCAGTTTCAGGCTAAACCGGACGGGGAGAGAAACCTCGAACGAATTATGGCTATAATTGCACTGACTATGATGGTCTTTGACGCTGATCGTAGTGATTGCGTGTATAAGGTGCTCAACAAGTTGAAAGGTTTGCTGAACACAGTGCACCAAGAGCCGGTGAAATTTCAGAGTATCGATGACATCCAAGACCTTCTTGAAGAGCGTGAAATGGTCATCGACTTTGAGATCTCAGCGGACGACCACAACATCAACAAACTCGCTGGTGCAACATTCGAACAGTGGTGGAGCAACCAGATGGAATGCAATAATGTGCTGCCACACTATAGAACGGAAGGCTTCTTCATGGAGTTTACACGAGCGAACGCAGCACATGTAGCGAATGAAATAGCACACGGCCCACACAAGGACTTGTTAATCCGTGGTGCTGTTGGATCTGGAAAGTCGACAGGGCTCCCTTTCTATTTGAGCAAGCGCGGACGCGTTTTGATGCTTGAGCCCACTAGGCCATTGGCCAGTAATGTGCACAAGCAACTGGCAGGGGATCCGTTCCTGGTCAGCGCAACGCTAAAGATGCGGGGAGAAACCACATTTGGCTCAGCTCCAATCACAGTGATGACAAGTGGCTATGCGTTCCATTACTACGCCAACAATCCCAACCAGCTACGCGACTTTGAGTTCATCATCTTTGATGAGTGCCATGTCAATGACAGCTCAGCGATGGCTTTCCGGAGCCTGCTCGCAGAGTACACGTACGACGGACGCATCATCAAGGTGTCGGCAACACCACCAGGGCGAGAGGTTGAGTTCACCACGCAGCATCCTGTCGAAATAATACCCATCGAGCGGTTGACGTTTCAGCAGTTCGTTGCAGTGCAGGGGACTGGAGCGGTCGGTGATGTGACCACGAAAGGGGACAATATTTTAGTGTACGTCGCTAGCTACAGCGAAGTTGATAATCTCAGCAAAGGGTTAGTGGAAAAGGGTCACAAAGTCACGAAAGTGGACGGTAGGACCATGAAAGTCGGAGGTGTGGAGATCATCACTAGCGGTAGCCAAGCGAAGAAACACTTTGTTGTGGCCACGAATATCATCGAGAACGGTGTCACATTGGATATCGATGTTGTGGTGGACTTTGGGTTGAAAGTTGTGGCAGAGGTGGACATCGACTCGCGTCTCACGCGCTACATCAAGAAGTCAATATCATATGGAGAACTCATACAGAGGTTGGGGCGTGTCGGACGGAATAAACCTGGTGTCGCTGTTCGAGTTGGCACCACGGAGAAAGGATTACAGGCAATCCCCGTAACGACGGCCACGGAGGCAGCATTCCTGTGCTTCGCTTATGGTCTACCGGTAATGACTAATAATGTGTCTACAAACATACTGACTAATTGTACAGTTCTGCAAGCTCGAACGATGATGCTCTTTGAGATCAACCCGTTCTATATGTGTCATTTCGTTCGATTTGATGGAACTATGCACCCAGAGGTACATAGAATACTAACACCATATAAGCTACGCGACTCGGAGATAATACTAAATAAAGTCGCAATACCAAATAAATGTTTGATGCAATGGCCCACTGCGAAGGAATATGCCTATCAAGGATTTAGAATGAATATACCTGATACAGTGCGACTACCTTTCCACTCAATGGACATCCCTGAGCGGCTACATGAGAGAATGTGGCAAATCGTTGAAACACACAAGGGCGACGCTGGATTTGGTCGCATAACAACAGCAAGCGCATGCAAGATTGCGTACACACTGAGGACTGATGTTGCATCCATTCAACGCACAATCCATATATTGGATAAGTTGATCGAAAATGAGCTTAAGAAGCAAGAGTATTTCCGGAACATCACAAGTGCTTCGTGCTCCAGCTCCAGCTTCTCACTCACGACGATCACAAATGCAATACGCGCACGGCACATCAAAGATCACACTGTTGAAAACGTGAGCGTCCTCCAGGCGGCGAAGGCACAAATCCTTGAGTTTAAGAACGTTACATTCGACTTGGACCACGTGAATCGCATGACTGAGTATGGTGCTTTGGAGTGTGTCCAATTTCAGACACTGGAGAGCATGGCTCAACACCTACAGCTAAAAGGTCATTGGAATAAAAGTCTATTGACCCATGATGTTGTAATTTGTGGGGCTGTGTTACTCGGTTGCGTCTTGATGGTTGGGTCCTATTTCAAGGAGCGATGCTCTGGTGTCGTGAAACGATACAATGAGAACGTGAAATTCCAAGCAAAGAACAAACGACAAAGACAGCGCTTGAGATTCAGGGAGGCGCGTGACAACAAGCACGCGTACGAAGTTCATGGTGACGATGCCGACATCCAGACATATTTCGGATCAGCTTACACGAAGAAGGGAAAGACTAAGGGTGTCACGCGAGGGATGGGAATCAAGACCAGGAAATTTGTAAATATGTATAATTTTGACCCAACCGAATATTCATTTGCCAGGTATGTCGACCCACTCACAGGGTACACACTAGACGAACAATCTTTAACCGACATAGCCCTGGTGCAGGACCACTTTGGGCGGATCAGACGGAAGCTGATGGAGGATGGTGAGCTCGAGAAGGAGAGTTTGGCTAAGAATGCACGCTTGGAAGTGTACTTTGTCAAGAACTTGGCAAGTCAAATCCTCAAAATTGACATGACGCCACACAACCCATTGCGTGTGTGCGACCATATTGAAACGGTGGCAGGGTTTCCTGAACGCGATATGGAGCTACGCCAGTCTGGGAAATCAGTCATGGTTACAGCTGCAGAGTTGCCTAAGGAAAATCCCTATCCTGAGGGTGAGATAGTTGAGTTTGAAAACAAGTCCACATTCCATGGGCTGCGGGATTACAATCCCATAGCCACTTGTGTGTGTAGGCTCGAGCACAATTCTGATGGACACACATCGAGTCTATATGGTATTGGGTATGGGTCGTATATAATAACTAACCAACACTTATTTATACGTAATAACGGCACTATAAACATTGAGTCGCACCACGGAACGTACCACATACGCAACTCCACACAACTACAACTTTACCCAATTGAGGGGAGAGACATAGTGATCATCCAGCTGCCAAAGGACTTCCCACCATTCGCACGACGCCTGAAGTTCCGACATCCAACAACAACTGACAAGGTTTGTTTGGTCGGCACCAACTTTCAAGAGAAAACGACAACAAGCACAGTGTCTGAAGCTAGTTTGATCACTCGAAAGGATGATTCACACTTCTTTAGGCACTGGATCAGCGCGAAGGATGGGCAATGTGGCCTGCCCGCAGTATCAACTAAGGATGGCTGCGTCTTAGGCTTACACAGTTTGACGAGCTTGGTCAATGATAGTAATTTCTTCATCGCATTCCCTGACGATTTCGAGAAGAATTACTTAGAGCGGGCGAATGAATTGAACTGGGTCAAGCACTGGAAGCTGAACGTCGACAAGATCTGCTGGGGAGCACTGTCTCTTGAGAAGGACAAACCGAGCAACATGTTCAAATTGAGCAAGGACATTCAGCGCCTGGACATGGAACCTGTTGGACTTCAAAGCAGGGAGGATAAGTGGTTATTCGACAGGTTAAATGGCAATCTAAAGGCTATGGCACGTACTCGCAACCAACTTGTCACAAAACATGTGGTGAAGGGGAAGTGCCTACTTTTCGAGACTTACCTGAATGTTACTCCTAAGGCGAAAGAGTACTTCACGCCAATGATGGGTGCATACCAAAAGAGCCGGCTAAACAAAGAAGCATACATTAAGGATCTGTTCAAATACTCAAGCCCTATAGTGGTCGGTGACGTTGACTGTGCAGCCTTTGAGGCAGCATGTGATAGCGTGACTCAGCTGTTCGAGGGTGCTGGATTTGGCAGGTGCAATTATGTTACTGACGAGCAGGAGATCTTTTCGGCGCTGAACATGAACGCTGCTGTTGGGGCCATGTATAGTGGAAAGAAGCGTGACTATTTCAAGGATTTCACAGACCTGGACAAGGAAAGCATCCTTCGGGACAGCTGCCTACGCCTATACCAAGGCAAGATGGGAGTGTGGAACGGCTCTTTGAAAGCGGAGTTGCGAGCAAAGGAGAAGGTGGACCTAAACAAAACGCGAACCTTTACAGCGGCGCCCGTGGATACACTACTTGGTGGGAAAACGTGCGTGGACGACTTTAACAACAGGTTTTATTCTTTGAACATTGCGTGTCCCTGGAGCGTTGGCATGACAAAGTTTTACAAAGGTTGGGATGAAATGCTGCGCAAATTACCTGAAGGATGGGTTTACTGCGATGCTGATGGATCACAATTCGACAGCTCGTTGTCACCCTACCTCATAAACGCAGTTTTGAATCTACGACTACACTTTATGGAGGAGTGGGACGTGGGAGCGCAAATGCTACAGAACCTGTATACTGAAATAATATACACACCAATAGCCACACCTGATGGCACAATTATAAAGAAATTTAAAGGTAATAATAGTGGGCAGCCATCAACAGTTGTCGACAATACCATTATGGTCATATTGGCCATACATTATTCATATAAATATCTAAAGATAACAAAACCTCTGGACGAATTCTGTAAGTACTTTGTTAATGGTGATGACCTATTGCTGGCAGTGGCGCCTGAGTTCGAATACCTATTGGACCACTTTGCGAACACTTTCCAGCAATTAGGACTCAACTATGACTTCTCGTCCAGAACCAAAAATAGGGAAGAACTATGGTTTATGTCGCACCGTGGGATCATGACGGATGGCTTGTACATACCGAAACTTGAACCGGAGCGCATTGTATCCATACTGGAATGGGACAGAGCGGTGGAACCAGTCCACAGGCTGGAGGCGATCTGCGCATCTATGATTGAGGCGTGGGGATACCCGCAGTTGTTGCATGAAATCAGAAAGTTCTACTACTGGGTGCTCGAACAAGCCCCTTATTCTGAACTTGCACAACTCGGTAAAGCTCCATACTTATCGGAGGCCGCTCTTCGTGCGCTGTACACTGGTGAGGCAACGAGCCAGGACGAGCTCGAGCGTTACTTGGCAGCCGTAAACTTAGAAGGTGGATGTGGTGGCGCAGAGATTGTGGCGTTCCAGGCAAATGAGACACTCAATGCTGGAGCTTCCAGTTCCACACAAGCGAGTCGATCGACTCGACCTGAGGCTTCAATTGATGTGGCGCCGCAACAGAGTTCTGAGGCTAGAGTGCGTGATCGTGATGTCGATGCCGGCACCGTGGGAACATACCAAATCCCACGACTGAAGGCACTAGCAACAAAGATCAACGTACCCAAGGTCAAGGGGCGAATGATAGTGAACACTGGGCACCTTGTGAATTACAACCCAGACCAAACAGATATTTCAAATACAAGGTCAACCCAGAAGCAGTTTGAGGCTTGGTACAACGCAGTGAAAGACGAGTATGGTCTCAACGACGAGAGTATGGCTCTCGCAATGAATGGTCTGATGGTTTGGTGCATAGAGAATGGCACCTCACCAAATGTAAATGGCGTGTGGCTCATGATGGACGGAGATCAGCAAGTTGAATTTCCTTTACGTCCTATACTTGAACACGCAAAACCGACGCTGCGCCAAATCATGGCGCATTTCTCAAACCTCGCTGAAGCTTATATTGAGAAGCAAAATTTAGAGAAACCGTACATGCCTAGGTACGGCCTTCAGCGAAATCTCACCGACTTCAATCTAGCACGATTTGCTTTTGATTTCTATGAAGTTACTTCACGCACGCCAGCACGCGCTAAAGAAGCACACTTCCAAATGAAAACAGCCGCTTTACGCGGAAAACAATCGAAGCTATTTGGGCTAGATGGAAAGGTGAACACCCAAGATGAGGACACGGAGAGGCATACAGCAGATGATGTTAATAAAAACATGCACTCCTTACTTGGAATTTCTATGTAAATCCTCGAATAAACAGCACTAGTAACTTGCTAATATATCTATCTCGTTTATTCCGTAGTATCCTATCTATTAGCTCAACTCTTTGTGTTATAGTGTGGTTTACCATGAACGCACATTGTAGTTGAGAACCGAGCTCCTTGTTGGTGTCTAGTTGCAGAGAGGTTTCCTCGCGTCTTCTTAGCCACTAGTCTTGGAAGAAGGGCC